GATATCAACCAGATCCGCTACGAGCAGATGCCGTTCGTATTCCCGCAGGCCGTCGAGGGCCTGGAATACATGTCCCAGGTCGCCCAGAACCGCACAGGCGTCAATAACGGATTCTCCGGCGTCGATTCAGCCCAGCTCAACAACATCCAGCCCGGTACGGTCAATCAGCTCTCGAGTATGGCAGCCGAGAGAGTGGTGCAGATCGCACGTGTTCTCGCGTTTGCCATTGAGGACTTGTTCTCCATCATCCACGAGCAGGTGCTCAAGATGGGGCACAAGCGCGAGATGATGCAGATCGCCGGGAAGTGGGTCGAGGTCGATCCAGGCTCCTGGAAGAAGCGCACGAGCTTCAAGATCGCCGTCGCCTTCGCCGCAGGTAACAAAGACGCGCAGATCGGCCGCCTGATGGCGATCCTGCAAAAGCAGGTGGAAGCGTTCCAGCTAGGGCTTCCGGTCGTGACACCGGAGAACTACTACTCGACGCTCATGGAGCTCACCAAGGCGGTGGACTTCACCTGTCCCGAACGATTCTGGACTGACCCGATCAAGATGCCGCCCAGGCCACCGCCACCTCCGCCGCCAGAGATTATCAAGGCGCAGATCGATTCCCAGAGCCGAGAGAAGATCAAAGCAGCTGAGCTTATCCAGCAGGAGACCGAGAGTCAGCGTAAGGCGAATCTCGAGAAGTACGCGATTGATTCGAATGTGGGCTTAGGGATCATCAACGCCACCCAGCAGCAGGCTCACGAAGTCGCCATCAAGCACCTCGAGAGCTCGCACAGTGCGATTCTCGATACGTTGGGCGCTGAGGTGAAGAAAGCCACAGAAGGCGTCGGATCCACGAAGGCCGCGCTTGATAAGGCGCATGCCTCGATCGCCGAGCACACCTCTGCGATGGCGGATCTACACAAGACGCTCGGCTCTATTGCACCCGGTATCAACAAGGCTGTGGCGATTGCGACGGGCACCAAGCGAGTGCGCAAGAACAACAAGGGAGAGATCGAGGGCGTGGATGTGCTCGACCACGAGGGCAAGGTCATTCACCAGCAGACTGCGGTTAAAGACCATTCAGGCCGCGTGATAGGTATGCAATGAACGCCATTGAGCGTGCCGATAAGGCGAAAGCCATCCTCAATTCGCCGCTATTCGAAGAATCCTTCGAGATCGTGCGTCAACGTCTGATTACATTGATCGAGAACGCACCCGTTGCGGCCGTCGAGCAGGCGGAAGACGCACGCAAGTGTCTGAAGCTCCTGCGTGCCGTCCGCCAACACCTGGAAACCACTATCAACACTGGAAAGCTGGAAGCGTTCAAACTGGCGGAAGCCGAGAAACGTAAATCCAACCCATTGCGAGGCCTTTTCCGATGAGTCTTGAAGCTGAAACGACCGACCAAGCTCCCCAGCAGTCGGTCGAAGACAAGATCCTGTCCCGTCTCGGCCTGCCATCCCAGGCGGAAGAAGCCGCTGCAGCCGGTGAGACACAGGAAGAGACGCAACAGGCCGTCGACGACGCCTTTGCGGATATCGAGTGGGAAGGACAGACGATCAAGGTGCCGAAGGGCTTGAAAGAAGCCGTCATGCGCACCGATGACTACACGCGCAAGACGCAGGAGCTCGCCGATCAGCGGCGAAGTATCGAGCAGCTCCGCGAGACACTCCAGACTCGGCAGACGGAATCCGCATTCGCGGAATCGATAGCGCCCGAGCAACAGGAAATCAGCGTCATTGACGCGTATCTATCCCAGATAGGGAAACTCGACTGGTCAGCCATGACCGCCGAGCAGATGCTCCGCCAACGTATCGAGTTGGACAGCATCAAGGAGCGCAAACAAGCACTCCAAGACTCGATCGCTTCCAAACGATCGCAATTCACCACGAACATGCAGGCCAAACTGACTGAGCTGAGAGGGAAATCGCGCGAGCTGGCGTCCAAATCGATCCAGGGATTCAGTGAGGAAACCGAAAAGGCAATGCGTGATTACGCAAAGACTGAAGGTCTCACTGACCCCGAGCTCGACAACGTCCTCCTTGACCCGCGGTCCTACAAAATCGTCTACAAGGCCATGCAGTTCGACAAGGTGAAGGCCGGTACCGGCAAGGTCAATCAAGCCGTCGATCGGGTTCTCAAACCCGGCGCCGCGAGCGAGCGTATGCCTCAAGGTACCGCAAACAAACTCAATTTCAACAAGGCCATGAAAGCTGCCGGCAATGATTCCGGCGCTAAAGCTCGAGTAATCGAGAATCGCCTCGTTGGAATATTCTCTAAAGGTCACACGTAAATGACTGTTCTGACGAATACATCACAGACCTTCGGGGTCTCCTCGGGCGGTGGTATCCGCGAGGACCTCGAGGACGTTATCTGGGACTTGTTCCCAGAGGACACCTGGGCGGTATCGAACCTCGATAAGGTCGATGCGACGGCCACCACACACGAATGGCTCGCACAGCAGCTCGCAGCCGCTGGAGCGAACATTGGGGTGGAAGGCGATGACGCCTCCTTCACCTCGCTCACCCCGCCCAGCCGGTTCGGCAACCTCCTGCAGATCATGTCGAAGACGTTCTTGGTCTCCGACACTCTCGAGGCGGTGAAGAAAGCCGGTCGAGGCTCGGAAGTCGCGCGCGGTGCGATGGTGAAGATGCGCGAGTTGAAGCGCGATATGGAATACGCCATCACTCGTAACCAGGTCTGTACCGCGGGCGGCGCCACCACGGGCCGCACCTTCGGCGGCATGGAACTCTGGCTCACAGGCTTCCTGAATAACGCCACGGTCAATACCACGGTCACGGCCTCCACCGCGGTGCGTTCCACGACGACTGCGGACACCTGCACCACGGTTCCGATCTCTTCGGGTACTCCCGGTGCGACAGCGCCCACGGACGGCACCACGACGGCCACACTGACGATCACCAACCTCAACCTGGCGCTTCAGGGCGCATGGTCGAATGGTGGCAACCCGTCGGTGATTCTGGCGACCGCCAACAACAAGACGGCGATCGATGGATTCACCTCCATCGCAACCCGGTTTGTGGATGTGGACGCCGCGACGCAGTCGCCGATCATCGGGGCGGCCAACGTGTATGTGAGCGACTACGGACGCCATACGGTCGTTCTGCACCGCTATATGCGCACGTCGGTGATCCTGTGTCTGGACCCCAACTACTGGGCTATCGCCTTCCTGCGACGTCCCATGGCAAGGGAGCTGGCACGGACCGGCGACGGTACGAAATACCAAATCATAACCGAGGCTACCCTCGTCTGTAGGAACCAGCAGGCCTCGTCCAAGGTGGTTGCGCTCACCTAACCGAGTCGGGCCGGGACTGACACCGGCCCTTCTTTTGGGAGTTCTATGTCCGACTTCTTCGAGATCGATCCTCACACAGGTATCCGCACCGATGCCAGATGGAACGAGAACGATCAGGAATACACCCTCGTTCGGAGTGCAGATGTCGAGCCCGTTCTCGATTTCACCAAATGGGCTCGTAACGAGGCCGGTGTAAACCGCGAAGGGATCAAGGCGGGTTGGTGGCTCTATGCCAAGATTCCGCCGATCGTAGAGCTCCAGATGCGCGCTAAGGGCATCGATGTCGGCAACCCCGACCATCATTCGCGGCTACTGGCCGAGATCAACACGAACTATCCGTATCTCAAGACGACCACGGGCAACGATGGTGGCCGCGCCGGTAAGGTGATCAGCCTTGGATGACCTCTACGTCACCGCGAAAGAGCTGTCCGAGCACGGTAAGACTGAGCTTGCCTGGAAGCTCATGGAGCGATTGCTCACCGAGAATCCGTCCGATATACGCGCTCTCATCATGAGTTCGTGGCTCGCAAATCGGATGTGCCAATTCGTCGAGGCCTATCTCTACGCGAAGGTCGCAACCGACCTCGCACCGAAAGACGCTTCCGCCTGGACCAATCTCGGGCATGCGGCCTCGAAGCTCTGGCTGGTCGAGGAAGCCGAGCGCGACTATCACCGCGCCTTACAGCTCTCGAAGACGCAATACGATTTGACCGTGCTCTGGGTCAATCTGGGCGCTCTCTATATCGACACGGGCCGATTCGACAAAGCGCTCACCTACGTGAAGAAGGTGCTGGAGGTCGAGCCGAACCACAAGAGCGCACTCACCAACCTGGGCTTCTGTCAGCTCGCCTTACGGGACTGGAGCGGCTGGAAGGGCTATCACGGCACTATCGGCTCAGACTGGCGCAAGAAGGTCGTCTACAAGGGCGAGCCTGAATGGGATGGCACACCCGGTAAGGTCGTGGCGCTCTACGCTGATCAGGGATTGGGCGATGAGATCTCATTCGCCTCCATGATCCCGGACGCCGCACAGATCTGCCGCAAGCTCATTCTCGATTGCGACGGACGCCTCGCGGGTCTCTTCGCCCGTAGCTTCCCAGACGTACGCGTCTATGGCACTAGAGTTAGGGAAGAGAAATGGGCGAAGGAAGATCGAGACATTGAGGCCTCCCTGCCGCTAGGCCAGATTGGCGAGTTCTTCCGCACGACGGACGAATCCTTTCCCGGCACGCCTTATCTCATACCGTGTCCCGTCCGCGTGAAGCAGTGGAAAGCGCTGTTCGCCGAGAAGCGCAAACCGGTTATCGGGATCGCCTGGACAGGTGGAGTACCGAAGAATAACGCTCGCAACCGACGTATCGGTTTGAAGGAGCTTCTCCCGGTATTGCAGCTCGATGCGCACTTCGTCTCCCTGCAGTACAAGGACGCGCAGAAGGAAATTGACGCGCTCCACGTGGAACACCCTGACGTTGATCTCGTGCAATACCCGTGGGCCACGTTGACGGATGACTATGATGACACCGCGGCTCTCATTGCGGCTTGCGACTACGTGTTATGTATCCAGACCGCTGTCGCGCATACGGCCGGTGGTTTGGGTGTGCCGGTCACGGTTCTGCTCCCAACGGCCACGACGTGGCGCTATGGACTGCAACACGACACGATCCCGTGGTATCGCTCGCTGAAGATCATTCGCCAACACAAAACAGGCTCCTGGAGTGCCGAAATTGAACGCGCCCGCGACCAGCTCTCTGATTTCATCGCAGTACGCTCAGGAACAGCAGAGGCTCCACGAGAACGGGAACTACGGAACGGTCTCCATCCAGTACGCTCCAATGGTCTCGCAGATCATCGAGCGCATGCAGGTTGATCACCTTCTAGACTACGGCTGCGGATCACAAACAAACCTTGCGAAACATCTGAAGGTCAATCGCAAGCTGATGTATCAGGCGTATGACCCTGGCGTCGCGCGGTTCTCAAATCCTCCGGTGCCCGCTCAGATGGTCGCCTGTGTAGATGTTCTGGAGCATATCGAGCCTGATCTATTAGATCACGTGCTAGACGACCTAAAGCGGCTCACAGAGGGGATTCTGTTTGCCACGGTGACCGTGGTACCTGCATTTAAGACGCTCTCTGATGGACGCAATGCGCATCTAACAGTTCAGCCTATGTCGTGGTGGTTACCGAAGTTCTGGGACCGCTGGGACATCCAGACTGTCCAAGTGACGTGTGAGGAATCATTCCTAGTCATCGCACTCGCCAAGTCTCAACTCGAACGGCCTGACGGCAAGCTCCTATGACTGACACGCTGCGGATCTTCATCGGGTACGACCCGAGGGAGGCGGCTGCCTATCACGTTTGCTGTCAGTCGATTATCGAGCACGCAACGATTCCGGTGTCGTTTCAGCCGCTTTCAAACCTATCTCTTAAGGGGTTCAACGGTCAGAGAGACGGCTCAAACGCCTTCACGTTCTCGCGTTACCTGATCCCGTATCTGTGCGACTTCACCGGTTGGGCGCTCTTTCTCGATGGCGATATGACGGTGAATGTCGATATCGAGCATCTATGGCAGTGGCGTACGCACTTTTTCAACAAAGCGATCTGCGTTGTCAAACACGACTATCAGACCCGATATCCGACGAAGTACGTGGGGTCTCGCATGGAAAGTCGAAACGTCGACTACCCTAGAAAGAACTGGTCGAGCGTCGTGCTCTGGAACTGCGGGCACTTCAATAATCGTAGTCTGATGCCCGAGTACGTGCGTGATGCGCCGCCATCCTTTCTGCATCGCTTCGAGTGGCTACAGGATAAGGACATTGGCGCCTTGCCATCTGACTGGAATCACCTGGTGCGCGAGTATCCACCGGCCTCACCGGCTCTTGATCACTTCACGCTAGGTGTACCGGGTATCCAGCATTACTCAGACAACCACGGCTCATGGAAATGGCATAGCGCTTTAGTTCGCGCTCTGCAATGCGCGGGTGAGAAACCTTCCGATATGGTGAAACGAGCCGAGGAGCGCGTCGGTGAACTTCAGTAGCTACGCTGACTTTAGAGCCAAGTTCCTCCAGATGTTCGATGGCGATGACATCAGTCAGTCGGATATCTCAGTCGCGGTCCTCGACCTGATCATTGGTGCCGGTGAGGTCAGGATCTATCGAGAATTGCGCTCGAGCACACAGGACACCGCGTTTTCACTCACGACGACGAATAACCTAGCCGCACTGCCGGCTGACTTCCTAGAGATTCGAGGCGCGCCGTACGTCGCGTTGAAGGCCGCGGCCACCTACGCTCCGTGGGAAGCGGTCAATAACGCGATCCAGCTTCAAGACACGTCGATCATCGTCAGTAACCCCGTGCGGTATACCTTTCAGGGTGACAATCTATTGTTCTTTCCAGCGCAGGCCAACGGAACGGTCATAACAGGTCAGTACTATAAGAGATTTTCAGATATATCAACCGGATTGAACGCGCTATTTACTCGTCACCCTGATGTTTTTCTCTATGCGGCTCTCGCTGAGAGTGGGCCGTTTATCGGTGACTCCCGCACAGCCATCTGGGAGCAGAAGTATGTCTCACTCGTCGCGGCAGCCAATGAGCAGGAGCGACGGCGCGTTACCCGCGGATCGAAGCTACAGACGAGAGTGGCGTGAAGACGAGCTTTCTAGGACAAGCCTACGCGTCCCGATCGCCCATTCTATCGTCGCAGACTGCGATTAACATTTTCCCGGAACTCTCCGAGAGTGGCGGAAGTGAGATCGGCGGATTCTATGGCACTCCCGGACGCCAAAGCGTCTTTCAGGGAGCCGGCGAGGTACGTGGACTTTGGGTAACTACAGGTGGTATTCCCGGGCTATATAGACTCTTTGCCGTGATTGGCTCATCGGTCTACCGGCTCGATAGTAACTATAACGCGACGAACTTAGGGACGCTACCGAATGTCTCAGGACGTGTGTCCATGGTCGACAACGGTACTCAGTTAGCAATCGCCCATCAGGACGGAATGCACTGGGTTTCGTTGACCGGGTCTGCAATCGCATCCGTGACTAATGCCCCGAGTGGGGCGGTGTTATCGGCGCTCGATAACTACGTCCTCTTTACTCAGAACATAGGCGGTGAGTTCGGTATCACGGCACTGGGGGATTTGAGCTCCATTGATCCATTGGACGTAGCCACCGCTGAAGGGTGGCCGGATGACTGCGTGTCGTGTGTCGTGACACAAC